TGAATGCCAGCGGTAAGGAGTATTAACTCCCTATCAAAAACAGGAGTGCCTGAAACCCTGAAAAATACCGCAAAACGTTCAGACCCGTCTTGCCGTCGAATCAATAGTTTTGTGTTTGTATCAAACAGAACTTCTGCAATAAAATCCCCATTTAGCCCACCTAATTTTGTGGTTAAATCCACCTCCGCATAAATCGTCCCTTCCGTCTGCCCGATGCAACCGCTGACTGCTCCCGTTACCGAGATAACGTCTGCGTTTCGGGTTACCGCTGCGGCAGTTGTGGGAATGTAGGAGGTTGCGCTGGAGCCTGTTTCTACCTGTGCGCCCCAAGCGTATACGCCATTAACGCCATCGCCCTGAAAAAGGGAGTTTCTTGTAGTTCCGCTTGCGATTATTGGAACGATGCCATAACTTATAGTGCCACTTGCAGCAGCCGTTACACTTAATCCGCAACGATACCAGCCATTTCCGTAGTTTTGAATAAAGGCCGATGAGTAGGTCCCTGTTGTTATTGCTCCATTTCCCGAAAGATTAAAATTAGCAAAGGGACTTGCAGGCGAAAAACTCATTGCGCCCAAATACATTTGAATGAATGTGTTTGTGCCGTGAGCCTTAAAAAAACAACTTGTGGTAACTACTGCGCCACTTGCAACCGTTGTTGACGCATTACGGTCAATAGCGTGTTGAGTGTTCCCCGTTGTTGCCACAAGCAAAGTCCCCGAAGCCAAGCCGTCAGGCGATGCGATTGCACCTCCTGAAACCAAAACATTAGTCCGCGCCCAGTTACCACTTACGCTTAACGTTTCGGATTGAGCCATAATGTTCTGCGCACTCGGCTCCACCAACAACGCAGGGCAGCCAGCCGTTCCTCCGCTGGTGTAGTAATCCAAACGAGGAATCCCCGAAGCCACGACCTCAATCAAGCCACTTGCATTCACACGGGTCGCAGTTGTCGCACGGGTTACATTGAAGTCGCCCGATGCACCCAAGACCAAACCACCCGAAGTCGTAGCAACTGGGGTGTAGAGTTTGCCTGTTTTGAATCGTGCAGGTACTAAAATCAGCGATGGTGTCGGCATTGTTAGAAGTTGAAGATTGCAGCGAATCGGACGAACAGGCAACCATTCACGGCAGCCTCGGCAGCGGTTGCTCCGTCAGCCGTAGCCCTTGCATTAAAAGCACCCCAAACCCCGGCAGCAAGTCCGCCGATGAGCATATTGGTCGGGTAGCCGTAGCCGTAACCTATCAGCATCGCTTACAGGAATGTGTAACCGATGACGGAACCTGCGGAGGGCGTTACGGCAGTAATCTTGCCGCCATTGCGCCCGCTGATTACGATGCCAGCGGATATGGATGCGCCCGACAAGTTGTAAGCGGTTAGCAGGTTCTCACTTCCAGTTCCAGTAAGGGTTGTAAATGTGGCAGCAGCGTTGACTACCAAGAAGTCGTAGTTCTTCCCGGTAACGGTTCCGTTGATGAACTCCATCGTACCACCTTGGCCGAGCATTTGTTGCAATATGGGTGTAGGCATTTTTTAGCGTTTAATTGTAAATGTCTTTTAAGTTGGAATTTCACAAACCGAATGGCCGTAAGGAATCTCAAAGGTCATCGTCGCCTGCCATCCTGCCGTGCGGTCGTCCCGGCTCTCTACAAACCTTGTAAGGCTCACGCTGGATGAGAGGGTCCAGTCCTCGCTTGGGTCGTTTGTGAGGGCTGATATGAAGTCCTGTGCTACCTGCAATTGGTCGCTTAAGACCTCATCCTCGTTGTCCTGCCAACCCAGCGTAGGGCTGCCTGAAACCACTCCGCCCATCGGCTTGATGGATTCAACACGGTCAGAAAAGTAAACCCCAACCACCAAGTCCAAAGTACCAGCGTCAGTACTTGCAGACTGAACGTCCGCAAAAACGAGCGGATAGACGATGCGCTCACGGCTTGGGGTTCGAAGGTTGATGGTGTTGTCCGTGCCGATTGCAAGCGGGTCGCCCGTCCCGAAGGAGTTGACCTGTGGATGAGCATTTGCAAGGTCCAGCAGGGCTTGCTTGATTTTTATCCAAGACATAGTTTTGCAGTTTCAGTATGTTTTTTTTATGCGCTCCCATGCTTAGCAGTCGTTACACGCCCCGAATTGACCGTAGGGGTAGGGGTAGTCAAGGTTGCTGATTCCCATTCTTCGGTTGCGGTCAAGGACCATCCCGGTTCGATAGTTGGTTGCGTTCGGGTAGATGGTATCCAACGCAGACGGAGGCGAGTTCCAAAGAGGGTATGAATTGCGGTTCTCCATCAGGTAGCGAGTAATCCGTTCGGAATACCACTCGGCATCGTTCTTGACCTTATCCGTCAGCCGGGTAATCTCTTCCATGCTCATTTGGGAGGATTCCTCGCTCGTTCTACGAACCATCCCCTTGTTCATGTACTTGAACGCTAAGACCATCGGCAACTCGTAGTAGAGCCATTGAATCATAGCAGGCTGGATGTAGTCCTCCAAGAGCGTTTGGTTGAGTGCAGACGTTGAACCGCTGACGACCTGCGTAACCAGTTCCCCGTACAACGGAGAGCCAACGATGGGCTGAATCCGCATCTCTTGGACCTTGACAACCGTTGGACGGATTTGGGTGTAGGATACGTTCTCGTTGATGATGCTATTGTCCAGTAGCGTTTCTTCGCTTATGAATAGTGCCTTCATGCCTTGCTGATTTTATTGCCTTTACGGATGACCAACTGCTGCTCCCATACGTGCCTGCATTGGGGGCGATTCACTCCGCTGGGCGTGTGATACCAACCGCCCCTCCTGTTCCAAACGGAGTAGCCCATTATCGCAGAAATCCCGTCGATGTCCTCCCTCGTGTAGACCTTGCCTTGCCCGGCCAAGTCAAGCATCACTTTGCAGAACTCACGGCTCGAGCCTTTGTCCTTGTTGCTGAAACCTGTGGCCCATGCGTATTTGTATCTGACTTCCAAGACTGGCTCGGCAACTTCCTTGACATTCTTGGGAAGGTTCTGCTCGGCAATCTTATCCACCGCCCTGCTGATTGGGTAGCGGTCCTTTGTGATTAGGTAAGCGACCCGCTTGGCGACCTTGGCTTTGCTGACCCCGAACTCCTTTGCCATTTCTTCAACCGATGCATCCCGGTTCTTTTTGCGATACGCCTCAATCTTGAGGTCCAGTTCTTTCTCTTCCTCTCCCAGTTCGGCAAAGGCCAAGCGGATGTTTTCGTCGATGTTGGTGTCAAACCGCATCGGCTTGGAGTGCATGACGTGGTAGTCGTCGGCATGGCTTCCAAACTTACTTGCAACCACTTCCAAGACCTTGAACTCTTCCTCGCCCCATCCGTAGTCTTCGTCGTCTTCCTCGCCCCAAGTCGGTTCGCTGAACTCTTGGGACTGCACTCCGAGCATCGTGTCAATCTCTTGGGCAGACAAACCGAAGCCTGCTGACAACATAGTCCGAGCCATCTCCAGCGTGATTTTGTCTTGCATATACTGACGCACGATTCGCATCAGGTTTTGATACTCACGGCCCGATAGTTTCTTGATGTTGTCGTTGCTCTGCAATGCTTCCACGGCTTGCGGTTGCTCGTCGGGTTGGGGGTTAGGACCAACCACGTCGGCAGGCTTTTCCAAGGGTTGCAGGCCTGCCTTTTCCCGAAGTTCGTCTTGGGTCATTATCTGCAACAGGGCTTGTTCGCTTAGTCGCTCGGTAATGGGTTCCACAGGGATAAGTTCCATCCCTTCCACGCCATTGAAGGATCCCAAGTAGTTGATCATCCGCTCAACCTTGCGTACCCGGTCGTTGACGTAGGTGGCCTTGAACAACTCGTAAGCCTCGACCAATTCGTTGCGTCCACCCAATTGGCCCTCGGTCTTGACTCCGAATAGCATGGGGTTGGTTACACGGTGGGCAATGAATATCTCTTGCTGGATTGATTTGTTTAATACCTCGAACTGCTTATCCATATCGGACGGAGTGAGCGGTTCAAGTGTCGGGGCATTTGCTGCTTCATCGTTGAAGGTTACAACGAAGCGACCAGCGTTGTCCGTACCGCTAAACTTGCGTTTGATTTGACGCTCGATGTCCCCCTGTTCTTCGGGTGTCGGGATC